ACTGTGCCTCTGCCTCAAACTCTTGTTGCTTCAACTGGAGTTCAGCAGCAGCCTTTTCCCTGGCAAGCTGAATATCGGCTTGAGCCTTCATCCGTTGAGTCTCGATTGCTGCCATCGCTTTCTGCTGCTCGATCTGGATCTGCGCTTGCGCTTGAGCAATCATGGCATCGGTAGCAGGATTGGGTTGCGGTTGCTGAGGAGGAGGATTGGACAGTTGCTGATCCTGTTCTGGAGTGATGTCCCGGAAGAACTCAGTTGAGTCCTTGAATCCAGCAGCCTCAACAAACCTGCCAAGAGTCGCCCGATACTGCCCGAGACTGACCAACGGGTTAGCCGGCCCTGCCAACTGTAGGATCTGCTCCTGTTTGGCCAAAACCATCTGGAGCATTGCCATCTGTTCTTGCTTCGTACCAGTCCCAAGACCAACCCGAATGCTGACATCGTACTGATTCGACCACTCTCGAGGATCCATCGGCACAAACTTGCCGCGCATACGAAGCAGAACCTGCTTGTCCTGATACTTGCAGAGCAGGTGCAAAATGCCCTTGAACAGCGACTTAACCCCCGTCTCAGCAAAGATCCTAGCGATCAGTTCGATCTTGCCTTGAGCAGCGTTGGTAACCGCAGCCACAGCAGCAGCAGTGACGTTTTGCAGGATGTTTGGATCGAGTCCCTGTTGAGCATCTGATACACCAGTCCGTTTCTGCTGAACCTGATCGAAATAGCCCATCATCGGGAAGATTTGATCACCGATGGATGGAACCGTGATCGGAGTCATCGCACCAGGACTTTTCATCCTGACGACACCACCCGGAGTCACATTGAGCAAGTCATCGATGTTGACCTGACCCTCGACCACACCCATCCGAGCATTGTTCGACAGATACAGGTTATCCAGCGACTGACGCACCAGGGTGGACTTGATCAGTTGCAGATCAATCGTCCTGTCTGCCAGCGACTGACCAAAGAACTTGTGCGGGATCGGGATCGGGCAAATAACATGGAACGGAACATAGTCCGTCTTCTCGTTGCTCAGAATCTCGTTGTTGCTGTAGAAGATCTTCCGCAACTCAGCAAGACCGTCCCCGTCATAATCAACATAAATGTAGCACTCGAAAACCTCGACCTCCTGCATCGACTCATCCAGCGAAGTGACCTCGAAAGGCTCCTCTCCCGGCGTGTATCGAGCAAGACGCTCCTCGGTGAAGTCTAGGCTGTTGAATGCTGGCAGACCGTCAACGATCTCCTTATCGAACCCCATCTGGATCAGGATCGACCTTGGAACCAGAGTACGGTGAGCTAGGAATGGAGCATCCTGAACGGTTCTAGCCTTCTTGGAGACGATCAACTCTTCCGGAGGGACGTTCTCAACGACAACTCGACCGATCTTGTTGCGCTTCTGGACAACAACACTGCGAGTCTGCGTGACCTGACCGTCAACCTCTACTTCCTCGATCTGCTCTGCAACAACCTGTCGGGTTCCGTCTGCCAGCAATAGTGCAAGCTCGATCTCTGAGAGGTTCTTGTAAACCTCCTCGATCACATCCAGCTTCTCATCCCAATACGCTTTGACCGTCCCGGTCTTCTGGAGCAGTGCATCCTTGAACCAGTGATGCAGGATGGTAAAACCTGGGTTTTGCTTGTAGAAAACCCAGTTTGCGTAATCCGTTGCTTGCTTCGCACCTTCCTCATCACCTGGGCCAACAGGCTCATACTGGATGATGTCGTCTGCGCGAGTGAACACCCGGATCAGATCTGGCAAAGCACCGTCTACAGCCTCAGCAACCTCTGCGGTGATGATCTGTGAGCGACCTTCTACCTCGTTGCCATACGGCTTACGAAGGTAGTAATCCATTGCTTTAGCGCGTTCAGCAGTGGTCTCTGTGTCCAGATAGCCAATAGCGTCATCAATCTCAGACGACAGAATGCCTTTCAGCCGACCCTCATCCATTTTGCACCTCTGCCCTGCGAGTGTATTGACGCTTCGGAGGTGGCTCAGACTGTTTCAGCGCAGCAATCTCCTGCTCTAGCTGGCGAATACGCTCACGAAGCTCATAGACAACTTGGTCGAAATCTCGACGCAAGACGATATTTCCCTGCGGGACTAGCATCAGACCACCCACTTGGTATTTGTTGCAATCGGTTTGCCCCAATCGTCATTGGACATCATTTCCAGTGACTCTGCAAGATAACGCCACGCATCAGCAGCGTGAGAATGCTCATCGTGCAATGGTGCGCCAGCCTCTTGCGTCACCTGATTGATAGCCCTGCGATACCGTTTTAGATGGTTGACTAGCTCCATCGTTTTGTCAGTATCGAAATAAGCCCTTGGAAAGACCATCCTAGCGATTCTGATGCCTTCCTCTGGACTACCCCTTGGAAGCACTGTTACGCGCCTCCCAAGCGTTTCTAATAGGTTCTGTGTGGATCTACCGGTCTGGAAGTTTTTATGCGCTCCATCGTGCGGAATGAAATCTGTACCCCATCGCCATTTTCTTGATTCGATCTCCATGACATAACTGTCAATCGTTCTGTGACTGTCCTCGATAAAGTCAATGATCCTAACTTCTGACGCAACCTTCTGGACAAAGATGATCGACATGGAGTCATTCCATCCCAAATCCCAGACAGTGTGGACTTTCAGTGTTGGATCGTATGGCACAGACCTGATCCGGCCTTCTCGCTGTAGAGCTTCAATCTCATTTGCGTAGATCGCACCGTCTACAGCAGGTCTGCATCGACCCTCCCAGACTGTCAGATACCCAGTCGGATCTCTGTCTAGCCAGTCTCTGCGCTCTTTGTCTAGCTCTTCCGGGAACCACGGGTTGTCTGACCAGTTGACCTGACAGACCCAGCTTTCAGCAGGTGGATGCGTCACAAACCTTGTAAACGTCTCATCGGTATCCAGTTCTGGGTTGAAACTGACCCATATCTCTGACCCTGGCTTGCGGATGGTCGGGATCAGAATGTCCCAAGATCGCTTTGTGACAACCTGGGCCTCTTCCACCCAGCAGACATCAGTGCCTTCGTAAGACTTCAGGTTTGCAACACCCTGCTGTCTAATCCCTGCAAACGTAAACTCTGTGCCGTTCCTGCCGAGGATCTTGGTCTCCTGAACCTCGTAGAACTCATGCAGGTTCAACAGGTCGATCTGATCCTTCAGCAGCCTATGGACAGACTCCTGGATGCTCTTCTGAGTCTCCCTGGCACACAGAACACGGATAGGCTTGGATGCACCTATCGCCACCAGTGCGCGAGCAGCAGACCATGACTTGCCTGAGCCCCGTCCACCATGAAGGATCTTGTATCGCTTCGGTTGGAAGAGTGGCAGGAGCTTACTCGGAATCTCGACCTTCTGCCTCAACTCCGACCACCTCTAAGATTGCTGCTGTTTTGATTGGCTCACCATCAATGCCTGAATGCTCGACAACTTGCTTCTCTTTCCACCCAGCCCTTGTCTTGAGCCAGAAGATCATCGCTGTAGTGTTGCCTGCTTTAGCCTGTTGGAACAACGTCTGCGCGACCGCGGCATTAGCCTCCATTCGCCCATCTGTCAGTTCCTTCTTGTAGTGCTTGGTGAGTGTGTCGTGGTCAATCTCTAACTTGTCTGCAATATCGGTATAGCGCACCCCGACAGCAGATAGCGTCTTGACTAGCCGACGATCCTCGTCTGACGGTTTATGCCGCTTGCCTTGCATTTTTTATATCCGAAAGTGTATTAAAAGTGTCACCCGTTGCCTCTAGCGTTGCTTGTTTGCCGGTGAAGTCTTGCCAGCGCTTAACGATTACGTCGCAGAACTTTGGATCAAATTCCATAATAAAAGCCTGAGCGCCGTGTTTCTCTGCTGCAATCAGAGTTGATCCAGAGCCACCAAAAAAATCTGCAATGGTTTTCACAGACAACTTAAACCGTTTAAGAATCCACTCCATGAGCGCAACTGGTTTTTGAGTCGGATGGACACGATTCTTCTTTTCCGATGCCATTGTGAATTGGCGCACAACACTTCGAAAATTCGCCCACGCAAGTTCACAGTCTGTCTGATCTGACTGACCATTGTCCTTGTCCCATACAAGCCAGCACTCGCTATCCGGCAAGACAGAGCAGTAGTAATTTGCTCCCCACCAGATCTGCTTTGCGTCTGGCCACAAGCCATATACCAACAGGAATGCGTCCTTTGCTACGTCAGGTGTGTCGTCGCCCAAAATGTCCTGCTTGTAGTTTTTCTTCAGAACCGATGACTTGCTGACGGCATTCATGCCATATGGCGGATCGGTGTGAATACAATCTGGAGCAATACCGTTCATTAAGCGCTCGACATCACCCAAAACGGTACTATCCCCGCACATCACCCTATGCTTACCAAGCAGCCACACATCCCCTAGCTTGGTTACCGGCTCGTCTGGAACCTCTGGAACCTCATCCTCGTCTGTCAGCCCTTCCGTAACCTCTACCGGCATCAGCGCAGCAATCTCGTCTGCCGAGAATCCTGTCAGGTCTGTGTCGAACCCTAAATCTTTCAGGTCTGCAAGCTCAATCGACAAAAGGTTGTCATCCCAACCAGCATTCAGCGCGAGCTTATTATCAGCCAGGATGTAAGCCTTGCGCTT